GCGTCCGAAAGCGCGACAGAATCCGGAAGATGATTATGTCTTCTCCGTTCTGGCTGCTGCGGCACCGCAGTTCAAACACGACGCAAACGGCCAGGCGGGTTACGTCCAGCTGACCAAAGCATAATTTATGGGGCTCCGGCCCCACCCTTGTTACGGAGGCCGTATGGCTGGAAAAGAACAACAATGGTTACTCACCCATGACAGTCACAAGCTGAAAAAGGGTGAAGTCTACAAAGGTGAATCGCTGCCGCTGTGGTTGGTTGGCAAGGCTATCCCTGTAAGCGATCAGGTGCTGGAAGTAGCAACACCAGGCGAGCTGGGGAAGCTGCAGGCTGACCTCGACGAGGCCAACGGAAAAGTTGAGTCATTGACCGCGGGCAATGCCAAGCTGCAGGCTGACCTCGACGAGGCTCAGAAGCAACTGGCTGATCTGCAGAAGAAGGCGAAATAACCATGGCTGACCCAATCACGGCGGCAGACGTGCAGGCGTTCCTCGGTGAGTTGGGTTACGCCATTCCCGGCGCGCTGCTGGACCCGATTCTATGCATGGTGAACAAGATTATCCCGTGCCTCGACGGTGCGGGATATGACGACTGCAGCGCAAAGCTCATCCTGATGTATGCCGCAGCGCTCATGGCGACGTCTTCCGGTGCCCGGCGAATCAAATCGCAGGGGGCACCATCAGGGGCGTCGCGCTCGTTCGACTACGGCGAGGATAGCATCACTTGGCTGCGTGACTCACTGGCCCGGCTTGATACCAGCGGCTGCACCAGTGAGCTGCCTATAAGCGCCGGTAACAGCGTGGGCCTATTTATGGTCGTTGGTGGCTGCTGATGGCCTGGATTTCAGTGCAGCAGCGGCTGCCGCGCACGTTCACCCGGGTGTGGGTCATGACCGATACCGGCCAGCAGACCACGGCCTACGTTAACGGCGCCGGGCAGTGGATGATTAACTGCCCTCGCATACAGGCTACAGGCGCAATCGTGCTGCGATGGAGGGAGTAGGGTATGTCAGATAAAACGAGAGGCGGCGTAATCGATGAAGATGGCATCTATGGCGATGCTGAAGATGGGCCGGAAACAATTCACGTTAACGCCATTCATTACGATATCGATATCAGCGTGGCGCATCTCCTTGCTGAGCGGCGTGAATCCGAACGGAGGGATTAGCGTTGAGCTCGATAGCTTCTTGGTCATACACGGCGACAGCGACAATCTGGCGGCGCATACGCGATGCTGACGGTAGTGATACCGACGGCGGAGGTCAGCCGTACGGATGGGAAGCGCCGATCGCCATTCTCTGCGACTACCAGGGTGGACTCTCTGCGAAAATCGGTGACCTTGGCCGGGAAATATGGAGTGAATACGCAGAGGCAAAAGAGGGAGATTACATCCTTATTGGTGCGTCAACCGATACTGCCCCGCCGGATGAGGCCGATGAGATACGGCAGGTTATTCGCTACGCCGATACGTTCGAGCGTCTTGCAGATGACTATGCCATCCTTACTGGCGTATAGATGATGGCTCTATTATAGTGGGTTTGCTGAGTGGGCAAGGGTTGCGTAGTCATCCCGGGCGGGGTGTTAAAGGGAGAGCAATTAGCCATTGCCATATACGCAAAGGGCTGCTCACTCAGCATCAAAACATAAGGTCGCTTCGGCGGCCTTTTTCACGTCTGGAGTTACCTTATGGGCGCTAAAGTTCGCGGCATCCGCCAGGCCAAGGCCAACCTTGATCGCATCATCAAAGACGTCCAGGGGCGCAAGGTTGTGCGCGCGTTGCAGTCTGCGATGCTCATCGGTAGCGCACAGGCGGCGCTCTACACCCCGATCGATACGTCGACGCTAATCAATAGCCAGTTCCGGGAAATCACGTCAAACGGCGTGCGGGTGACCGGTCGCGTTGGCTACACGGCTAACTATGCCGTGTTCGTACACGACCCGGAAGTTAAGCAGACCTTCAGGCGCGCATCGGCGCAGAAAGAGTTCTTAACGAAGGGCTTCGAAGATACCCGCAGCCAGATTGACGCCGCGGTTAAAAAGGAGCTTTCGCTATGACACCTGCGATGTATATGCGCCTGAGGGACCTGTTTGTAGACGAAGGGCTAACTTCCGGGTTTAAGGTGCAGTGGCGGCAATGGCGCGACACCGGCAAGGATGCCGATCAGTTCATCGTGTTCCGGCCTTCTGGCGGTACTAATATCGAATACGACCGCGGCGGCGACTGGTATGTGATGGTCGATGTCGTTTCATCGAAATCGAATCCTGATGCTGCGGACGCCGCGGTAAACGCTATCGTCGAATATATCAGCGCACAATCTGGCGCGGATGATTGCGTCGGCGCCCTGAGTCTTGTTGGCAACGTTCCGGCACCGATCCCCACCGAAGAGGGCCGGTTAGTAACCCGGCTGCTCGTCTCCTGCACATACGGCGAATAATCGCCAGAATCAACCATCAGGCTGCCATCTGGCGGCCTTTTTTATTTGAGAGGTACACATGCAAGGCTGTGCTAATGATACCGGCAAGCTGATTGGTAAGGTGGCCGTGCTACGCATGGCTTTTGGCTGCGCTGATACCGTTCCGGCCCTTTCCGAATGGAAACGCCTGGGCGCGCTAACCACGAAAGGTTTCGACTATTCCATGAATACCGTTACCTCTGAGGCTGACGATACGAAGGGGCTGGTTGAGAACCTGGTCAATAACATGGATTTCACCATCTCCGGTGAAGGTGAATTCCGTAAGCAGGATAAAACGACTGAAATCGGCGCCATTGCTATCTCGAAGTATATTTTCGATGAGGTGCAGGCCGGCCGCCAGCCGACGCTGTGGGTTCGCTTCGACTTTGTTGGTGAAGACGCCGGAACCTACATCATGGGGTACTTCAACACTACTTCATGGTCTGGTGATTTTGGTACGTCTGATATTTCCACCTTCTCCGGTGAGTGGAAGGTCTACGACGCCGACACTGTCGTGTTTGAAGTCGCTCCGCCGGCACTGGCGTTCACTACCAACCTTCCTTCCACCAAAAGTGTCGCTACCGGGTCTGCTCTGAACATGGCGGTAGTGGTTGAAGGCGGCACGTCTCCATACACCGACGTGTGGAAAAAAGACGGCTCCGTCGTCAGCGGTCAAACCACGGCAACGTTTAACAAAGCGAGCGCCGTATCTGGTGACGCAGGGGTTTATACCTGTGAGGTCACTGATTCCTCAGCGACACCGGTCAAAATCACCTCGGTGGCGTGCACGGTCACGATCAGCTAACCACGTCGTGAATAGTACAAAGGGCGTTCTGCGCCCTTGATACTGTTTATGGAGCGACTATGACCCCCATTAAAGAATTAGGCGAATGCGTTATCGGTGCCGATGACCGGGAATTCTTTTTCCGGCCGTCATTCCGCAACATGGCGCGCATCGGCGAGCCTGCTGAAATCGTCCAGACGTTCTAT